TGGCGGTAGACCAAGATTATTTTGTACCTGTTCGTGATCCAGGTCAAACTATGCCGATTGAAACATTACCAGGGGCACAAAATTTAGGTGAAATTGCCGACATTGAATATATTCAAAAGAAAATGTTGGCAGCACTTCGTATTCCTAAAGCATTTTTAGGTTTTGAAGAAGTTGTTGGTGATGGAAAAAATCTTGCATTAATGGATATACGTTTTGCAAGAACTATTAATAAAATACAAAAATCATTAATACAAGAATTAAATAAAGTTGCGTTAATCCATCTATATCTTTTAGGTATGGAAGATGAATTAAATAATTTTACACTTTCATTAACCAATCCATCATCTCAATCTGATTTATTAAAAATTGAAATGTGGAAAGAGAAAATAACACTTTACAAAGATGCAACATCAGACCAATCACAAATTGGTATATTGCCGGTGTCTCACACATGGGCTAAGAAAAACATTCTTGGGTTTAGTGATAATGAAGTTGTTTTAGATTTACAACAACAACGTCTTGAAAGAGCGATGGGATTTGAATTAAACAATACACAGAATGTAATTAAACGTTCAGGTGTGTTTGATGATGTGGATGCAAAATATGGTATCTCTGAAGAAGAAAGAGAAAAGGCAATGGATGCTGCGGGTGGCGAAGCACCGGGTGGTGGTGATATGTTAGGTGGAGGAATGCCATCAACGCCAGAACCACCAGCGGCTGGAGGAGACGCACCACTAAGTGAATCTACTAAATCAAAGAAATCAAAAATATTAGGTATGCTAGGTGAAGAAAAAGAAGATTTCAACTCTTTATTTGATATGAAAAGAGCACAACAGAATATTTATGAAATAGAAACTAAATTGAACGATATTTTAAACGATTAAAAATGAACAAATTCGGAACGATAAAATCAAAAATGTTAACTAAAATAACTGAATCTTATTCTAAACAAAATAAGAATGAAGTTAAAGATATGTTAAACACAATTAAAGAAAACAAAGCATTTAAAGAAATGTATTTGTTTTATGAAGAAATTGAGAATAAATATTTCGAGGATAAAGAGATTGCAAAATTATATGTTGAGGGATTAAATACATATTTTGGTCAACCAATGGGTAATTGGAATGATTTAAATGTATTTTGTGAATCTCTACATGATAAATTGGGTAATATTGAAATTGAAACAAATGAATTATATGAGTCTTTAGATATATTATCCGAAAAAGATTCATTATCAAATATTGAAAAAAAGGTTATTGCAAAAAAGAAATTAGTAGAACATTTAACAACTAAAAAAGAAATTAACGAGTCTCAAGAGACTAAATTTGTCGCAAACGAAAATTTATTACACGCTGTTTTAGCAAACAATTTTAATGTACTTTATACTAACACACTTTCTGAAGAACAAAAAGTTGAATTAAAAACAATACTTGATTTATCAAGTGAAGATTTAGAAAACAAAACGTCTGAATTAAAAGAATCAATTTTAAATCAAATTGGTAATATTATAAATGAATCTAAAGATTCTGAAATGGTAACCAAATTATCTAAAGTAAAAGATGAGGTACTAAAAAAGGAAACCTCCAAAATTAATTATTACAGATTAACTGAATTAAAAAATGGTCTTAACTAAGACCATTTTTCTTTTGTTGGACATATATCGCCTTCAAAACCTCTTTTCTTTTATTCACTGAAGGTTTAACAAACTCCTGTCTTGCTCTTAATTTTTGAACTTGTTTAATTTTTTGAACTTTTTGTTTGTAAGTTCTTAAAGCACTCTCGATGCTTTTTTCTTTTGTAACGTCAATTATTATCATATTAATATAAGTATATCACAAATATATGAAAATATTTTTGGAATTGTAAGATATTTTCTTTATAATTTATTAACACCATAAATAATATATAATGAAAAACCTTAATGAAAATTGGAAAATACATCCCACTAGGGGCGTACAACGACGTGAAAATCGGTTATGGTACCGTAGATTTTAAAAATCTTAAAACCATTTATTTAAAATTAAATTCGTGGACACAACCAGAAAATGAAACTGACGACTTTAATAATACAATTAATAAAACAAGAAGAAAAATAAAAGAAATAGTATACAATCTCAAGTGTCCAAATTTTAAACAACAATCAATAGTTGATTTAGACATTAGAACTAAAGGTATAAAACTTGAAAAGAGGTCTTTTATGAATTTAGAAATCACATTATACGTTGACACTCAATTCGATGTTAAATCTAAAGAGATTAAAAAGACCATTAAAGAATTGTTAGAAAATATCATAGATAATGGTTTATCTGATAAAAAATTATTCAATTTCAACGTAAATAAGAAATAAGTAAGATATTGATGTATTTATAGTTATAAAAACTATAAATGAAGGTATTAGGACCAAAAGAAACCGGTAGAGGAATTTTAATTGAGTATGACGCCGGTCACGTATCTCCTGAAGATAATAAAAAAATAATTTCAGAAATGAAGAACATGGACTTTTCACAAGATCTTGTTCTTTATGCTGTTTTGCAAAAATACGATACCCCAAACAAAAACGGGAGAATCTATCCCGAAGCAATTCTCAAAAGAGAAAACGAAAAATACCAAACTCTTATTAAAAAAGGTGGCGCTCTAAATGAGTTAAATCACCCTTCATCCTCACTTATCGATTTAGATAGAGTATCACACTCTATTGTTGAGACTTGGTGGGATGGTAGAATGTTAATGGGAAAAATTAAATTATTCACATCACCAGGATGGAAGAAAATGGGTATTGTCTCCACTAAAGGAGACCAAGCGGCCATGTTAATAATGAATGGTGCAGTTTTAGGTATTTCATCTAGAGGGGTGGGGTCACTTAAAAATGTTAAAGGGGATAATATAGTCCAAGAAGATTTTGAATTGGTGTGTTTTGATTTGGTGTCATCACCGTCAACACCTGGAGCTTACATATTTTCAGATCCATCTGAAAGAGATCAATATCAAGAATCAATAGAAGAAAAACCAATAGTTGACGATAAAATGAAAAGATTGATGGGTAAATTAGATACTTTTTTATCTAAATAATCAATTTTATAGGTGCAGTTATATTAAAAAATAGAATTTTTCATAAAACTACACTATTTATAAGATAATAAAAACAAAATTTCAAAATGACTGAGAAATCAATTTTAGAACAAGCGTTACTTCAAGTGCAAAATCTTGAAGAAGCTGTTAAGCAAAATGCAAAAGGTATACTTGCTTCAACCATGAAACAAGAACTAAGCGACTTGCTTAAAGAATCATTAGAAGAAGAGGAAAAGATGGATCCAATGGACGAACAACCTGAGGACGAACCTAAACCTGATGAAGAGGACGACGATATGTCAGACGATGACGCAACTGCAGATGATGCAGAAGCTGATGACGCTGAAAATGATACTGACCTCGATAACGAACCAAGTAAAGGAATCGATGATTTAGATTCTGACGCAATGGGTGACGATTCATCAATTGATGAGCCTGAACTTGAATTACCTGCGGCAGGAGAAGGTATCGATGACGAAGATGTTATGGACATGACAGGTGCTTCAGATGATGAGGTACTTAAAGTTTTCAAAGCTATGAAACCAGAAGATGGTATTGTAGTTAAGAAAGATGGTAATAACGTTGAATTTGGTGACGGAGAAAACGAATACATTATCAAACTTGATGGTGATGGTGACGATTCAATGGGTGATGTACCGGAAATGGAACCGGAAATGGAACCGGAAATGGAACCAGAAATGGGAGCAGAATCTGATATGGATGAAGAACCAATTTACGAAATTGAGTTTTCTGAGGAAGATGAAACTTCTGAAGAAGGTGATGTAAAAGAAGTTGAAGCTACTGAAGCTGCAAGAACTCAAGGAAACGATGTTAGAGGTGAAGGACCACGTCAAGGTAAAAAATACAAGGCGGGTCGTCATGAAATGAATGAAAATGTTAAATCTTTAAATGAAGAGATTGAAACATTGAAAAAGCAAAACGGTGAATACAAGAAGGCTTTAGTTCTTTTCAAAGACAAACTTAACGAAGTTGCCGTGTTTAATGCAAACTTAGCTTACGCTACACGTTTATTCACTGAACATTCTACAACAAAACAAGAGAAAATGAATATTCTTAAGAGATTTGATTCAGTTTCTTCATTAAATGAGTCTAAGGGCTTATATAATACAATTAAAACTGAACTTGGTGTAAAAACAACAGTTACCGAGTCAGTGGTTGAAAAAATCTCTAACACTCCATCATCATCCACATCAACTGAAGTATTGGCGGAAGCGAAAGCTTACGAAAATCCACAGTTCAGAAGAATGAAAGATTTGATGGGAAAAATAAAATAATAAATTAAAAAACAAAATACTCAAAACATGGGAGCATTATTAGATTCAGGTATGGTAGGTAACATCGGGTTAAAACACCTTAGAGTTATCAAAGAAGATACCATCAAAAAATGGGATGACTTAGGATTCTTAGAAGGTCTTAACGGTCACCAAAAAGATAACATCGCACAATTATATGAAAACCAAGCGTCTTATTTAATCAACGAAGCTGCAATTGCAGATGCGTCTGGTTCTTTCGAGACTGTAGTTTTCCCTATTATTCGTCGTGTATTCTCAAAATTATTAGCTAACGACATCGTGTCTGTACAAGCTATGAACTTACCAATCGGTAAATTATTCTATTTCGTACCAAAAATTCAAGAAAGAAATGATACCGCACATTATAAACCATACGGTTATCCTGATGCTGCTTCAGCTCCTTCTGCAACTGCTGGTTATCCTGCAACTGCGAAACCTCTTTACGATCGTTTCTACGAAAACAGTGATGCCGCTGACCAAGGTCTTTTTGATTACTCAAAAGGTTCTTTCACAGTAGCTTCTTTAACAGGTACATCTATTGTAACTTTCTCAAATGGTGTTGAAAGTTCTCCAGTAACTATCGCTACAGGAGCAACTCAAACATACGATTCAGTTATCTTAAAGTTAACAGGATTTTCTAAATTAGGTCAAGGTAAATTAGCTGGTCCAGACGGTAACGAAATGGATACAGAAGAGTTCTTAGCTTCATTAACAGTAACTGCACCTCGTTCACAATCGTTAAGTGGTTCAACTTACTTACCGTTCAACGTTGTAACTCAAAAATATGGTAAAGGTATCGTATCTTACGGACAAAAGTCTTCAGGTACTAACGGTAACTTATTTAGAGACATTTGTGATGAAGATGGTACAATTTACTTAAGTGTTGATTTACAATCATATTCAGCGACTTCTGGTTTTGCTGGAGCAATAATCACAGGTTCTACATTAGATGGTACTGACTTCACAGCCACTTACCGTCAATATGCAACTTTAGAGTTTGAAGATGAAATCGGTGAAGTATCTTTTGATTTA